CGTCGCAGAGGTACGCACGGTCCCAGGGAAATCCCGAATGGTGTTCTGTTATCTGTGCAGGCTAAAATCCGAAAGGAGCCCCGCATGACCACTCTCGACGCAGCAGAAGCCCGGACATATACAGCCCGTGAGCTGAATGCAGCGGCGATCGCGAAGGCGCTGGAGGCGGCATGAGGAGCACTATCCGAGAGCTCATCAGACGACCTATCAGTCCAATTCGTCGGCGGTGCTTCGTAGGTGACGATGATTTCTTCGGCTGCGAAATTGCTTATTTCGACGGGCCGTCAGAGAACGTACAATCTCCGAAAGGAGCCCCGCATGACTACTCTCGCTGAAGACGGCATCTTCGACGCTACGGCGTATCAGCTCCCGATCCCTGAACTCAACGGCAAGGTCGCAGACTCGTTGGTCGTGAACGTCTCGGGCAGTGTGAATCTTGACCGTACTTCCATCGACGATCTTGACTTCGTCAATGGCCTCGAGCTCGGACAGGCCGTAACGCTCAAGGTCGAGTGCATCGTGACCAAGAAGGGCTTCAGCTACTCGGCTGGCAAGGAGGAAGGGCCGGATTCGACTGGGTACGGTGTCGGGGTCAAGGTCGTGAGCGTGGAGCAGGCGTGATGGCATATCTACCTGACCCAGTTGAAGTACGCGGATCCGTAACCGCTTTTCATGGTTACAACCTTAGAGGACTCATTGTTGCCTATCTTGAATCTCGCGGCTGGATCTGGCATGGAGGTGACAAGGAGTGGTGGCACGAGACCGCGGTATTTCAAGGTGAGGATGCCACCGACCGTGCGATCCAGCACCAAATCGAACTTGAAGAAGGCCGAATGGAGGCGAAGGTTTGAGACTGGAGAGCGAATGAGCACCGTCATCATTTCGATTGCTACGTTCGTGAGCGTGGAGGCGGTGTGATTGATTGGCTGATTCTGGTGCTCTGCGTTGTCATAGTTGTGTTGAGCATCGTCAATCGAGACTGGCTGTATGACCTCGGATATCGAGCCGGACGATGGTTAGTTTCACGATGATCACCCTGAACGGCACAACTTTCGACCCTGCTGCCCAACCACGCTCGTCGTACCCAGAAAACTGGACAAAGAACGAACGCGAAAGCTGGATCACCGACTATCTAGCGGGGAAACCAGTGGAATGGCCTTCGCTTGATCACGGACTAGATGATCTTGACGTGTGTGACCACTGCGACGCACTCAGGGAACTGATGGCAGAAGCAGACCGCAAGTGGTTTTGGACGTGACTATCCTGAACGACACAACTCTTGACCCCGTCGCCAGATGAGCGACTGGCTTCATGTCAGCGTCGGTGAGAAGGGTCGCCTTCGTGTATGGAAGGCTCGATTCTTCTGGTTCTGGACGTTGCATAATGACGGCGAACTGATCAAACGCGGCAGAACCTTTACCGCCTTCGGAGCGAATAACGAGGGGATGCGAGCTGCCAAGCGAATGGCCAACGTGGAACGTGTCGGTGGTAGCTCCTGGCCTATTCTCATCGCATTCTTTGCATTTCTGGTTGCGCTCAGCGGCCCTGTGGTGAGCGTCATCGGTGCTGTGGGGGAAAACCGAAACCTCGTATGGGTCGGACAACTTGTGATGCTCGCGGGATTAGTTGTGATGCTGGGGCTAGGTCCTGAGGTCAAGCGAAATAGCAAGCAGGGATGGGCGAATCATCCTCGCTAACGGCTCCACCATTCAGCTCGACTCCGCTGCCCAACGCGCTTTCGTCAACTGCGACTGGGCCGAGCTTGCTCTCAGGCGCCATGGCTGGACGGGAGAGCGTTTACAGAAGACAGCAAGACGGATCACGAACGACTATCTGAATGCGAACGTTCCTTATCTCAGCGAGACGCGGAGAGAGGACCTAGTTGACTTTGTGACTGAGAAAGCTCTCTACGCCACACTCCGGTTTCGACCGAGCCATCCGACATCTACCTATGGCTCCAACGGAGGCGACCACTTCTCAAGCTGGATCGCAGACATCATGGTCAACCGCTGCCCGGACTTCTTCCGCTCCAAGCACGAAGGCTTCGGCGATAAGCGCTATGGCAACCATGACCGAATCGTGCTAGCTGACGACCCTGACCCTGCTGACCATGACACCGACTTTCATTCCCTCGTGGACGAGCGAAGGCGGGCACGCTGGCAGCAGGCAGCTGACTCGGTGGGATGGCAGCTCGAGGAGTGGATCGTGATTAGCCTGGACAAGTGTGCTGCTGGGGTACTGAGGTCGGCGGCATGAGTGGGATGACGCCTGATCAAGTGATTGAGGCGAAGCACGCTATGGCTGGCCTGGCTGAATTGCTGCGTGAGTATTACGTCAAGCTAAGAGATGAAGGCTTCTCACGTGGTGATGCGATGCGAATGATCATTGAGTATCAACGTGAGATCGTGCGTGGTGCTTCAGAGTGAGCATCATTTCTGCCCTCTTCCACTTAGCTCGCAGCCCGCGCTCAATCGGGGAGCGAAGGAATGTCTGAGGTCGGCGGCAAGATCAGCAACGGTGCAAGAACAGCTGACCTCAAACTCACGTTCTGGGTTATTCGTCGCGACTGGCGCTATCTCTGGCTACGAAAGCGAGAGAAGCAAATGCCGATCAAGATCCGCGCTGTCCGTTGGGATGGACGCAACGTGGAAGGATTCAAGTGAGGTCGGCAGCGTGAGTCCAGTTCTCCGCTCTTGCATTCGTCATCGCATGCTGTCGAATGGGCGTTGCCCAGTCTGTCAAGCTGAGCGAACGGCACGAAACAGGATTCATACCGATCGGCGCAATCGACCTTTCCGGCTTGCCATTCTTGAACGGGACAATCACCGCTGTCACTGGTGCGGTGGGCATGGCGATACGCTCGATTACCTTGTGGCGTTAGCCCAAGGTGGACAGGCTCTTGATCCTGACAACGCTGTCTGTGCCTGTCGATCTTGCAACTCGCGACGTGGAGCTGATCTTGTCAATGGGGGGGTAGTTCTAGGTCGCATGATTGAGCCGGACAGCCCGCCAGCTCCCGGCGAGTGACACGCGCTGCGATGGGACGCGCCTTCACGCTCGATCACTTTTGCCGTTGGGCTACTGATCTCGAGCTAGATAACGGAGAACCCTGGATCCTGGAACCGTTTCAGGAGGCTTTCGTCGCGGATGTTTTTGATGGTAACAAGGTCTGCTGGCTCGTAGTCCCTGAAGGCAACGGCAAGACGACTCTGATTGCCGGTCTCGCGCTCTATCACATCGAGTTCACTGAGACAGCATATGTGCCGGTGGCCGCCTCTTCGCGCGATCAGGCTGAGTGGATCTACCGGCAGGCGGCGAGCTTTGTCATGCGGAACGATCTTGAGGATCCAACTCGCTCGACGGCGGCGCAGAATACAACCCCGCATCTGTTCCGCTGCCTTGAGGGTTACCGCCGTATCCGCCACGACGCGACTCACTCGCGTATTCAGATCTTCGCGGCTGATGATCGAGGAGGCGATGGCATCATTCCTACCCTCGCGATTCTGGACGAGCTTCACCGTCACCGCGATCTGGCGCTCTATCGAACCTGGCTCGGCAAATTGCGGAAGCGTGACGCCCAACTGCTTGTGATCTCGACCGCCGGCGAAGTGGGTAGCGAGTTCGAGGAGGAGCGCAAGCGTTTGCGTCAGGAAGCTGAGCAGATTGAGCAACAGGAGACGTTTACACGCGCTACTCGCCGTGGTGCAGTCATGCACGAGTGGGCGGTTCCGGAGGACGGCGACGTAGAGGATCTGGAGCTTGTCAAGGCGGCGAACCCCTTCTCAGGCATAACGGTCGAGTACCTGCGTGAGAAGCGTGACCTGCCTGGCATGACCGTGCAGCACTGGTCACGCTTCACTTGCAATCTTGCTTCGCGCTCAGAGCGAGCGGCGATTCAGGAGCGCGAGTGGTGGGCACAGAAGACGACTGAGGAGATTCCGGCTGGCGAACCGATCTGGCTTGGTCTCGATATCGCCTGGAAATGGGACACAACTGCGGCTGTGCCTCTCTGGTGGCGTGAGTCAGACTTTCGGCTGCTTGGCCCGGCGCGCGTGCTCGTTCCGCCTCGCGACGGCTCTTCGCTTCATCCCTCGCTCGTCGAGCGCATGCTGATCGAGCTACATGAGCGAAATCCTCTGCATACCGTGGTCATGGATCCGTCCAAGGCTGAGCAGTTGGCGACTTGGATCTCAGATGAGTTCGGGGCCACGGTGATCGAGCGCGGGCAATCCAATGCCTTCGCGGTCGAGGACTATGAGCGCTTCATGGAGGCTTTGCGTGAGGGCTGGCTCTGGCACGGCGGTGACTTGATGCTCACGCGCCATGCACTGAATGCGGTGGCCCGTCTTCTACCGCACGGAGATGCGCGCTTCGATCGTTCTTTGCAGACTAGACACGGTGATCAGGAAGTGAGGGTGATCGACGCTTTGACGGCAGCGGCGATGGTTCACTCCGCAGGTGCAATGCTGGTCGGCTCCTCGGGTGGCGTTCTTGTCGGGTGATCGACTGGGATGCTTGGCGAGCCTCTTACGACGAACTCACATTTGCTGAGCAACAAACCTTCTACAACCGCGTTTTCGACGAGCATCGGGGGCAAGAACGTTTTTCGTGTGGTCCGCTCGAGAAGCTGCTCGCTCACATTGACAAGCCTCTCGACATTATCGAGCTGGGCGGCTGGGATGGTGGTCTTGCGGCCGAGGTTTTGCCCCGACAGCCTCAGATCCGAAGCTGGACGAACTACGAGATCTCTCCCGCAGCCGTCGCCGCAAGTGTCTGCACGGATACCCGTTTTCGTGCTGTCTTACTCGGCGATTGGTACTGGCGACACCATCATGTCGCGGATCTCTTCGTTGCCTCGCATGTGCTCGAGCATCTGCGCTTCCGAGATGTGCAGAAGGTGTTTGCCGTAACGCACGCCTGCTTTCTGTACCTCGAGGTTCCGGTTGGCACAGAGCCGCGCGACTGGAATGGCTATCACGGCTCGCATATCTTGGAAGTCGGCTGGGCCGTTCTCGGAGACGAGCTAAGGACTCATGGTTATCGTGAGTTGAAGGAGCTTCGCAAGGGGCTGTCGGCACGCTCCTTCTGCCGATAGGTCGAGTCAAGCATGCTCATTCTCAGACCGAGGAAGGTGCGGCTGCATCAACTCGACCCTGCACCTACTATCGAGGGTTTCCTCGTCAACTCTTGGAATTCACACTATCGGCTGCTGAAGCCGGTGCTGCTAGAAGCGACCGGACGCTCGATCGAGCTTGAAGGGGAGGCACTCGTCCCGCGGGAGCGGGTTGTCTTCATCGAGACGGTCCGCTCGTGATCATCCGCAACCGCTTTGGTAGCAACGTAGAGCTTCGGACGAGCGGAGAGTTTGGCTCCTCGAAGATTCCAGCGCCTTGGTCCGGTGCTATCTCAGCAGCGGGTGTTCCGGTCACACAGACGGAAGCGTATGGTCTTCCTGCCATCTCCAACGTAATCCGCTCGCCGGCTGAGATCATTGCGGCCCTGCCCTTCCTTGTTTACCGCCGTGGTGACGTACGTGAACGAGCTGAGGCATCGTGGCAGTGGCAGCTTCTGCACGAGCGTCCTTCGGAGGAGTGCGACACGTTCGAATTCTTCTACGATTTGGCGCTCTCGCTCGAGGCGACCCAGAACACGTTTCTACAGAAGGCCAAGTCTGGACAGAGAGTGTTCGAGCTCTATGTGCTTGATCCGCAGCGGGTGACGGTTCGCCGAGACAAGGACACGGGCGAGAAGCTCTTTGACGTGTATGTGTCATCTTCTGATGTCCGTCGTAATCTGACGACTGAGGAGATCCTGCACATCCGGGGCTTCACACCGCAGCCTGGTGGTGCCACTGGCGTCAGTCTCCTGCAAGCGAACAAAGATCCGGTCGGTGCGGCGATTGCTATGCAGCGCTTCGAAGGCGATTACTTCCGAAATTCGGGTATGTCGCCCTTCTTCTTTGAACTCGGACAAGGTGGAAATGCCAGCCAAGCGCAGGAGATGATTGACTCCTATCACGCCCAGCACGCCAAATTTGGCAACCGCTTCCGAGTCAGTGCGGTCTGGGGCGGAACGACTGTCAAGCCGGTGCCGATCTCGATGGCTGACGCCGCTTTTGCGGAGACGAAGAAACTCTCGATCGAGGATGCCTGTCGCATCTGGCGCTGGCCGAAGGAGCTACTCGAGCTTCGGGGCGAGGAGGGGCCGAGTGATGAGAATGCATGGAGCTCGCGTTTCCTGAAGTTCTATTTGCTTCCGCGACTACGGCGGATCGAACGGGCCTTCGCTGCTGACTCGGATCTCTTCTTTGGCTCGAACCTCGTGGGTGAGTTCCTGACTGCTGCGCTCGAGCGAGCTGATTTCGTTTCGCGTATTCGAGCCTATAAGGATGCGATCCAGGGTGGGCACATGACTCCGAACGAGACGCGGCAGCCCGAAAATTTGCCTCCACATCCTGATGGCGATTCTCTCCAGTTCCCGGTCGTCGGCGGCGGACCGCTTAAAAGCGCTTCTGCCAACGGTGTGGGATCTGACGAGGAGGCAGAAGAAGCGCTTTCGTCACTCTCATAGCCAGTGGCCGATAGGCGAGGCTGATGGCCTCGGTCGTCGAGCAGAGTGAACGGACAAGCTTCGTCGTGCCGCTTGAGCGCGTCGAGTTTCGGCAGTCTGGAGAAGGCAACGGTGATTTCACTCTCACTGGTTATGCGGCTGTCTTTGATCGTTGGTCGGAGGAGCTTTGGACGTGGGCTGGCACCTTTCGAGAGAAGATTCAGAAAGGTGCCTTCAAGGGCGTTCTAAAGACAAAGCCAGACGTCCGGTTGCTTTTCAACCACGACGAAAACTTCCCACTTGCGCGTACGAAGTCACAGACACTCGAGCTTTCTGAGGACGAGGAAGGACTACGTGTCTGGGCACGGATTGCGCCGACCACGTACGCGCAGGACTTGCGACTAGCAATGCAGCGGGGAGACGTTGATCAGATGTCCTTTGCCTTCACTATCGCTGAGGACGAATGGCACGAGGATCATGAGAGCGAGGAGATCGAGCGGACGATCATCCGCGTAGACGAGCTCTTTGATGTCTCAGTTGTCACCTTTCCTGCATATCCCGATACGCAGGCGACCATGCGTGAGCTTCGGAGTGCTGCGGCGGAGGGGAAGATCGAAGTCCGGACTGTCATCGGTTTTCGAGAGACGCCGAAGGCAGATGAAGGTTCGGCCTGGGACGGTCCGGGTGAGGTTGCGCGTGCAGATGTAGACGACCTGCGGGCGATGTGTACGTGGTTCGACTCGAACGAGCCCGAGAACAAAAGCTCCTACAAGCTTCC